AACGTGCAGCCGATAAAAAACATTACCATTCTATCAATAGCGCAGCTTTAGCTGGTCTCGTCTCTATAGGGCTCGACAAAAAAACGGCTCAAACGACCATAGAGGCTATCGCTAAAGGCTCCATCCCACACATAACAATCTCATACTAACGATGAGTGGACCACGTGATAATATGGATGTATTTATTGCCAAGCTCGTTAAACAGGGCGTGTCCATGCACCAGATTTCTCTGCAGACAGGCAAAAGCCAATTAGCCGTTGAGCATAGATGCACCGTAATGAACCTTGCTCTTTCAGGCGGTAAAAACAAAGGGGAAAGCACAGAGACACGTGACTATCTCAAGACATACTTCAGGGGGTATTATTTCCCTAACCCGGACGGATACCCTGTAGAGAAACCAAAGCTTATCATAGGAGGTGAATGATGCCAATTAAAATAGACAACCCCAAAACCGTTAAAGAGCTTAAAGATATCCGCTCACAAATAAATATTCTGCATGATAGACAAAACGAAATTGAGGAGGACGTAAGGGAAAAAGCAAATAAAAAGCTTATAGGGAAATGTTTCAAAGTTAAGAATTGTTATTCTTGCCCTGAAAAACCAAGTGACTATTGGTGGCTATACAAGAGGGTAGACAGCACAGAAGGAACATTTCTCAAAGTTAAAATGTTTCAAACTGACCAGTATGGGAAAACAACAATAGAATTGAATAATATGCTTATGTCAGTTGATTTGTCTTGTGAAATATCACACGAAGAATTTAACAAAGCTTGGAGCGATACTATGTCCAAATTGTCTGATTTGTAATGCGCCCAAAAGCACCCAAACATATTCGAATTAAGCCCAGAGCCAAAGCACCACCAACACCAGAAGAATGGGCACATATGGACAGAGTAGCGCGGATAGGGTGCCTGGTATGTGGTCAACCAGCCTCATTACATCATATTATGCACATGCAGGGCAAAATGAGGAGGCGTGACCATCGATACGTGGTTCCGTTGTGTAGAGAGCACCATCAGGGCAAGACAGGCGTACACGGCCTTGGTAGCGAAGAACTGTTTAATGAAACACACGGCATTGATTTGCCTGAAATAGCGAAGGGATTATGGAATGAAAAATTCACGGTATAAATTTAGGGCTTGGCACGAAGATACGAAGAAAATGATTGATCTTCACAAGATCACACCTCTTGCTCTGAGTGACGGCATGAACACACAAATGGCACATATGGGAGTAACGGGAGTGTTTATCCCTTTTCAACCAGATTTAGTAATAGAACAATTTACAGGCTTAGAGGATAAGAATGGCACAAATATATATGAGGGTGATATTGTCGACCTTAACGGCGGTCGTTGTGTTGTTGAATGGCATGAAGGGCTCGCCATGTTTTGGGGAGGATGGAAGAAGTTCGAGTATCTTTTTCAATACACAGATATGTTGCGTGTAATAGGTAATATTCACGAAAATGAGGACTTGTTGCCATGATGTGCTGGCATAAATGGGAATACGGAGCATATGTCTTCAAAGACACCGGACCAATTGTCATGGTTGAACAATATAAAACCTGCGCAAAATGTGGGAGAGAGAAAAAGGTAATTGGCCCTGATATGATGAAAGCGGCAAACGAATGGAAGGCAGATCATGACACCTAAACAACAAGAGGTATTCGCCTTCATCTGCGATACGCTGCAAGAAAAGCGATACAGCCCAAGCTATGAGGAAATCATGGCATACACTGGGCATAAATCAAAAGCAAATATCTTCCGCTTGGTCAACGGACTGATTGAACGTGGGTATTTAATGCGTGAATGGGCCAAAGGTGGCAGCAGAAACATTATACTAACGCCACTGGGCAGGACGACTAACAAGCGGGAAGTATGTCCACATTGCCAAGGTGAGCTATGAAACAGACGGCCAGAAATCCAGAAGACCTGCGCGGCATTGCTAACAAAATTATTGCACTTGACTGCAAACATGCTTGGGTCATTGAATGGCGTAAAAAGAAAAACAGCCGCACAATAACTCAAAACAGCACCTTCCACATGTGGGCCGAGGATATGTCTAACGCTACAGGACACAGCAAGAATGAAATGGAGAATTTATTTAGGGATGAGTTTTGCCCGTCTAAAGTTCATGTTACAATGGGTAGAGAAGTGTGGACAAAGCAGACATCTAAGCTAACAACAGAAGAGTTCTCAGAAATGCTTACACGTATTTACCAGCGCTATGTTGGTGAGCTTGGGTTTTACCTGAGAATACGCGAAGACTTGTAATAAGCATATTTTAGTATATAATAGCATTGCTGGCGCGATTAGTATCCCCTCCTCTACCTCCCACACCGCGTCAGCCAGTACTTTTCTTCTTACTCATCTCATATTTGATTTCAGCATTCTTCATTAATATTTGTCCATCAAGGTCAATAACCATTTTCTGGTTCTTTTCAATCTTGGCAATAGCGCGTTTAGTTTGAAGTATCTTAAGATCATCCCACAGCATCCTCATACGGTTACCCTCGGCTAACTGCCTGACTTCTCCTATTTCCTCCTGTACGGCCTGTATATCGCTGTCCATAGCAAGGGGGCTGTCATACTGAGAGAAGAATGTCAGAAGGGCAGATACACTAACCAGCACGCCTAGAAGCCATGTTATATTTTTCTGCTTTTTGGTCATTTGACCTCAATATCTGCAAAATATAAAACCTGTGTTTTGGTTGGTGCATACTTAAGTGAATTTCCACCGTGGAATGTTGTGAATGAGAATTTAGCGATGGCTGATGATGTAACAAAAGGAACTTGTTCTGAAACCACAACGCCATCTATTTTTAATCGCGTATAATTTCCAACAGATACTTTCAGTTCAACATTGTGCCATTTACCATCATTGATTACAGGTTCACTAATACGCGGACCATGATCTCCAAACGGACCTTTCATGGCCTGGTGATAAGTATAGGTTCTTAATCCCTTCCATTTACTCCACATTACCCGGGCGCTCCATCTACCAAGAGGCGGTTTACCAGCGCCGGCCTTTGATGCTTTTTCAGGACGTACCCCAAGAGCTTTACCACCAAAGGTAAATTGGAAATCTTTAGGAATGCGTATCTTGTAGGAAAGTGTGGCATTCATTACTTTTCTGGAAAGTAAAAAATCTTTGCCTATATGCATGCTTCCTGTTTTGGTGGGAATGTATCTGACTTTGTAACAGTGTCCAATATCACAAGTCTGAGGTGTTACCAATTGACTGTTTTTCAGGCTCTTAATATGAGCATCTGTAAAGACAAACAGCTTGCCACTAGGCGGGGGTGGAGGTCTGGTGGAGGGACCATCGCCACCACAACCCGTCACTAGCAACAAAATACTAAGAGCTTTCCACATCTTTCGGTTTCCTTGGATCTTCTGGACGTTCTGGCATGTCCGGCATTTCTGGGCGTTCTGGCATATCGGGGAATGTTTTATCCCCGATCAAGTCTTTAGCCTTTCTTGGTTTGCGCGGTTTTTTCATTAGTCAGTACCTGGGATTATAGCCTTAAGAATAGCATCTACCACTCCGGGGGCAACTTCGCCAAACTGTTCAGCAACTGCCTGTTCTACACGAGCACGAACTTCCTGACCTTGGAATGCTTTCACATCTTCTGCAGAGAAATTAAGAATAGAACCATCGGGTAGCGCAATCTTAATAGTATCAGCGCCGAACTCTTTACCATTAACATAAGTTACGCTGGCAAGCTGGAAGTTCCCGTCATTATTCTTTTTATATTTAAGCTTCCATTCTGTGATACCAGCATAGTTCTGTGCATTCCACGGCACAGCACCAGCGCATGCAGTTAAAGAAAAGGCCAATACAGCCATTAAGAAGAATTTCATTGTTTTACCTTTCGAGCGTTAAACTAGTATCGGCTTTCACCCTGCCGTATACCGCATAAAGCGAGCCAATAGTTCTAAACATTATTTCGCCAGTTTCCTGAAACATACTCATAACATCCTCAGACATTGGAACACCAACCACGGCGAACAACGCCACGATTTCAGGCAACATAGCCACGAGTATTCCATGTATTGTTTTGGATTTAATAAACCATTTGTTGTTCATTGTGTCTCTCCATTTTAGCAGGTCATAGTTACTTCGTGTGGACCAAGCAGCTGCCCAAAGGCAGGGACTGAATTAGGCGACCAAACACCTTGTCGTTCTGGCGTTTTCTTTTCCATAACAAGAGACAGATGATTTTGGATAACCTGTACTTGTTTCTTGGAAAGCTTGTCAACTCCGTTAATCTCGAAGTATCCCTGCAACCAATACGCAAAATCTCTTTCGTTCATTTGTGTCTCTCCTTTAATCATTTAGCAAGGCTGCCCTGTTCCTTGATCTCTTCGCTGTTTAAGCTACTATACCATTTCTGGTGCGTGGGGAGGCCATTCCCACCTCTAAACAATATTTGTATGGCAGGGCGCTCCACCCTGCATTGCTCAGCATTTTGTTGGTTGCTCAATAGCCGCCATGCCGCACACAAACTCTATAATCAAGCGTATACTATATTATTCTGTAAATTCTTTCAAGACTTGACGTTTGTATAATAAAAAGCAATAATGAGCTTACGTTGATTGAGGCGAATGACAGAGTACCAGTCTGCGCAAACGCCCCAACAACTCACATGGTTATATTATCATGGACCACCCCCCGGGACACGGCTTCACGGCCTTTCGCAATGGGGTTTAATGGCTGGTTATGCCATTCTCGATTGAGAGGTGGGAACAAGTTTTTATCCTTTAAACAAATCATTGTTCCCGCCAACTAGTATGTATATATTGTTGGTTGTCGGTTCGTATACTTTGATCTCATATCTAAATGAATAAACGTGTTAGCAACGCCAATGCTCCAGCCTTTGTTAATTGCTATCTTCACGAGCTTAAGTAAATCAGGACCACGAGGGCGGGAAATGTCAACCGCGCAGGTATCAGTGTTGTGATGTTCGTTGTCTATCATGTGTAAGGAATGGGGATGGCCCCCTACAACGGCATTGTGAGCCTGTGAGCGGCATCCGCTAGTAACTGGCATAGGAAGACCATATTCAACACGAAGCTCTTCTAGGTCGTCTATAAAGCCGTCCTGAAGCTTTATTTCGCCCGTTAGAGGACAAGCCAGTTCACGTTTGGAGAAATGAGGGCTAAACATTACTTTATCAGCAGTTCATACGCCATAAGACCAACCACCGTGAGTAATAGGCCTATAATTGAATTCTTACCAGTGTCAATTTTTGTGGTAACATTCTTAAGGGCTTCTGTTATGGTTTCATGTCTTTCCGAACTAAGGACTTGGTATGCCGCTAGATCACCTTGTACCTTCAAAGCTAAATCGTGTGCTTTTCTTGCAAGTTCCATTGCTTTATCACTCATAAAGACCCCGTTTCGTGCTGTTAAATCCATCATCTACACCTATCGATAATACTACACAAAGTGGTATTTGCATACCCATATATATATTTTGGTAATTATCAAAGATGAAGTTGTACATTCCTGTCTGGACACATATGTGAATATTCATGTTGAGTAGTATCATAAAGCCAAAAGCTACCATAAATCTTTCAGTGGGTGGTTCTTCTGATAGTTCAGCTTCTTTGTTAAGGCAAAAATAAAGCAAGCAAAGAAGGAGCAAACTATCTTTGGCCGCAAAATATAAAAACGCATTTGTGTCTGGGTGCTGTACTATCGCAACCATTTCGTCATAAAAAATAATTTCAAAAAGTTCATTCACAGCCACAAAAGCAGCCGCCCTCCGCCATAAGTCTGATCGAAGGGCAAGCAGTGCTAATGTCAAAATGAAGTAGGAAGTTAACATTTATTCTTTCTTTGGTGGTGTGGGAGTACCCCCAGATTTTGTAGAAGGTTTTTTTCTACCTTTTTTCTTCAGTCTCTCAGATTTTGTATGTTTAGGCATAGTCTTTCCTTTCTAAATTAATGACCCCTAATCGCTTGGACTTGTGCCCGCTGTAGTTAATGTTCCGAATTCTGTAAAACCACCGGCTCCTCCTTGATTAGTCTGCCACGTTGCTGTTGGATTTGTCAAATATACTTCTGGCTGGTTTCCGGTTGGTGTAGAACCGTCAGCGCCCAAACTCACAGGTTTACCAGCAAGTCTGAATTTATCCTGATTGGTGGATACCCCCATGTCTAGGGTTTCGGTAGTTTCTACCCATACCTCTGAAAGCTGTCCTCCATTATGTAGGAAGGATGATCCTCCTGATGAGTTTGACCCCACACCACCTCTACCAATAGTGCCAATAAGCGCGTCAGTAGTTGGCGTTGCTGTTCCTACAGATACCCCGTCAACAAATATTTCTGCCGTAGTGACGCCTGATGTGGTATCGAACCAACCTGTGACGTGTTGCCATGTCTGATTACCTAGCGCATCATTTGAGGTAGTTATAGTGAATATAGTTGCCGGAACACTGGTTCTAACAGTCCATACCATCCTACCACTGGATGCTAAGTTTAATCTGTCTACAAATGTCCCTGATGATGTGGCAAACTCATATATGTTTCCTGTTCCCTGCCATGTCGCGTTATCGTTATAAAACCACAGGGAGAATACACCTTGTTTGGAATTGCCGCCGCCTGTGAAGCCGGTAGTCAAAGCAACTCCTGTAGAACCATCAAAGTCAACAGCATTGGCTGTAAACCCGGCAGCAGTTGTCACAGTCCCACCTTCAGATACATTGCCGGTAAATGAAGAGCTTACCTGTGTGGTATAGAAGAAGTATGCTGTGTCTGCCACCAAGCCAGTTGATGAAAGAGACTGAACACCAAGGGTTGTTACAGTTATAGATCCGGCCCAGTCTGCGGCAGCCCCAAATTCATCCTGCCCCGCAATAATCTGTGCCGCTGACGGTGCATCAGACGATTGTGTGGCCACCCCAGAAAGCGTACCGTTTGCAATCGAAGTCTCAACGCCTACATCAATAGTAGTCGCCAAAACATTACTGTACGCAATGTTCCATAATATTGGAGGCTCATCACCAGTTGTGTACCAGTCAAAACCAGTCTGGATAGGACTTGTGTCAAGTGTGCCGGAGACTTTAGGTGTACAAACAACTCTGCTGTCTGTTGCGTCACTGTCGAATTCTGTGCCGGTAAATGCTGCTTCATAATTGGTTTGGTTTACTGTGCTAATGTCTATATGACCAATTAATATAGGGCCTGCCAGTGTTTTGCCGTTGGTACAATTGTAAGCAGCCGCCCAAGTACCTGAAGACGTTAACTGAGCCTTGTTTCCGATTGGTGTACCACCACTATCTAATCCTTGAATACCAGTATTAAATCCAACAAAACCAGCGCCATTATTGACACCGATAAACTGGCCCATATCCCCAAGATAAGCGTTGCCCCTGATATCTACCTGGAAAGTAAAGCTTGTAGCCCCACTGATAAAAATAAACTGCACACCGTTAGGAAAGAGCCCAAGGTTCTCGGATGGATCTATCCAGTTATCCCATATAAATACACGTGTGGTTCTGTCTTGGGTCATGTTGTCGGTAAATATCTGGACGCAGTCAGAATGTGCGCCACTGTCAAAGAACTTACCAAACTTATTGCGTTTGAATTCCCAATCTGCTGTTTCTGTGCCAATTTGTGTTTGGGTGATACCGTCAACCAGAATATTAAAGAACTCGTTATCGTTCATGATAAGTTGATTAAAGACCTGTGGAGGCCCAAGGCGAGAAATATCATGAATTATACAGTTATTAATAAGCAGGTCTGTCATGGTAGACCCAGAATCAGCCCTGATGCCCTTAAGATATTGTCCGGTCACAGGAACACTTGAAATATCAGCGCGGTTGTAGGAAACAAACCCGCATGTACTCGTCATGGTTATAAGACCGGTATTGTCAGATACATCGATGGTGTCGCGGAAATTATCTGAAATCGTAATATCTTCAAACAACACATTACCGCCAGTATTGAACTGAATTCTACGGATAGTAGCAGGGATTAATGGGTCTTCAGAAGTGATTGTAACCGTAGCAACATAGTCTACAGTAATCACAACTGTGTCACCTGCAACAGTACCACCTATTTCTGCTCCCGGCCGGCCTAAGACAGTTTTGCCTGAAACTGCAGCACCAACAGCAATAATAGCGTCTAAATTGTCTTCACCAGCTGAATATGTATTGGCGAGAGACGTAATTGTAATAACTTTTGTTGGGCTTGTACCAGTTGAATTTGTAGCCGTGACATCAATGGTTCCGCCAGTAGGGGCTCCAACCTGCGCTGTGACAATACCAGAATTATCGATTTGATACTGTGTCGACGCTGTGCCTCCAACTATAGCCCAAGAGGTAGGCGAGCCAGTAGCAGACAGTTGTAAGTCACCATCATTGATTAACGTAAGCGCCCCAAAATCTTCTGCAGTATTCAGCACAACAGGCACACTGTCGGCAATAAGAGAGAAGCCTACACTTCTACGCCTTCTCCGCTTAATAGTATTGCCGGTTAATTCAGGTTTTTGTTTCTTACGTATCATGTCGACCCCGTTTTGTTGTAATATAGCATAATTAACTATTCTTTCAATGGTGTGTTTGTTTTACGGTGCCACTATGCTATTTGGTATCGGCGGCTCTTCTTCTTTGGTAGCTCCCGTAACGGTTAAATCTAAACCCCCGATTACATCATACTCTGGATTTTGCCCATTTAATGGAGCATAAAATAGTAAATTATCGGCGCGGATTTGTAGAGGACTGATACCAGCTGCAAGTGATGCTATTTCGCCGGGGGTCAAAGAAGCATCGTATATCGCACAATGTCCGATATCACCATCCATAGGCTCTTCTCCGACTGCACCCGACCCCATACCAATTCTAACGGGTGCCGTGTTCAATGGAATATTTCCACTTGCCGCAGCTGAATTTTCTTCTATTCCGTCAAGATAAGCTCGTATATCCGAGCCGTCATAAACACCCGCAAGATGGTGCCATTGCCCAACAACCATCGATGTTGTTCCACTTGTGGAAACCTGCGAGCTGGTGCGGACAGCAAACAAGACTTTGTCGTTCCCTACTGCGTCTGACGACAAGAGATAGCTGAACGCCCCGGCTGAGTCTGACCATTTGGCCAGCATTTTCATTTCATCGGTCTTTGATGCTATTCTTACCCACGCTGATAAAGTGACTTGATCCCCTGTGATGTCCAAAGCGGCTATATCACCAACCTCAATGAAATCATTGTTTGCTGCTACAAAATTTCTAGCCATAATTACCGCACTCCCGCTTTAAGGACTTGTGCATCACCTATCATATCATCCCCCACATCGCCGACAACTCTTTGCAACCTAATTCTGTATGAATCTAAGGCTTGAATTGCATCTGCCTCAGCCTGAGTTAATATAATGGTGGTTCGAGTGATAATCCCGCTAGTTCCGTTGGTTGTGCTGGTTCCGGTTTTTTGCGCGGCAAATGAATCCAAATCAATATCTGTGCCGCCGGGTGCCTTACGCTCAAATTCAACACCCCAAGTAACACCGCCTGTCGTGGCAGTTTCAGCTACCCAGTCAATGTCTACTGAAATATCTGTGTTACTATAATTTGAAGATACGGTTAACTTTCGTGTCACATTCTCTGCTACTGTATCGTCAAATGAGATGATAGGATGACCATTCCTCGATGATGCAACGGCAGGATTAACAGGAGGGTAAATAACGTCATTTGCATCAAAGCTTTCCGCAACAAGAGTTTCTGTTTCCAGGACGGTTGTATCAACACCAATCTGATCATCAACATTCAGGAAGGGGATGCCGCCACTTTCACCTAAAAGATCAACAGTATCGGCCCGAATTTCGATGTCCAGAAGTTCAGTAGAAGTGAAGCGGAATGGTGTAACGCCTAGATTAATCACGCCGGGGGTATCTGCAGCAACACTAATGAGATCAATGATATTATCCCCAGAGACAAAGGAAAAACCACCAGTGTCTGAATTCCATGTTGCTTTACTTGGCAAATAACGAAGAACAATGCCGGTGGCATTATCAGCAACTCTGATGCGAACATTCGTCATGGCAGAACCAGTTTTGAAATGTAGCACATTCACCTGTGCATCATTGACGGCAGTGAGTTGGAATGTAAGTGGGTTTGCTGTGAGATTTTGACTGAAATCTGAATTAACAACGAAATTTGTTTGCGCAGCAAGTTTGAAATAAGAAGGATTTTGAGAACCAGAATTCGTAAATACGCTCATAATTCCAGTGCTATTTTTGTCATTAATTTTATCACGAAGAATAATTGAACTTGTCCCTTCCGATAGAGTAATGACATCAGCAAAATCTAAGGAATTATTAGGAAGTTCGATTGACTTATCACTTTGAATAGTACCGTCAGAAAGTACTCTCATACCAGAGTCAATCAGTTTTCCGCCAGATATTTGCGGGATAGCGGCTTCGGTTAGATTAGTGCCAGTTAATGCGTCGCCGCCTGGTGGTGATGTAATAGTCATTCATAGCCTTTCAGACCCCCATGAACGACCCCCATAATTATGCAGTTTGTACTGTTAACACATTCTTTCCGTCCATTGCTCGAACGTATGTCTTCTCACCCGCAGCTGGCGCAGATTCCCATTGTCCGTTTTGCTCTGACGAACCATCAATTCTAGTACGTGTGCCATAACCAAAATTTTTATCAGGTCCTGGCGCTACACTTTCCTCAGTAGAACGAACTGTGCCAAACTCTTGCATCTGCAAGATAAGTGCAACACCAGCGGCTTCACTAATTTCGTCATGAATTGACAGGTATTGCCCGTCAAAAGGTAATATTACATCAAATTTACTAGCCATTTTACTCTCCTTATTTTGCTATCCAGCCTGTATTGCCAGCACCAGATTCTTTAACATAAAACGATGTACCGGCACCACCATCTGTTCGTGAAAACGTAGAACCCACAGGAGCGGTTATAACAGCTTCAGGCGTGCCGCTTCCATCTGTGTGGGTTGTTGCGTTGGCATATTGCATGGTGTCGATAAAACCTATGTTCCATGATGTTGCCATTGCTCCAAGATTTGGATTGAACGAGCCAGCAGATGGCCCAAACTTTAAATCATCCAATTGATAAGAAAGCACATTATCTCTAGGGAAGAAGTTCAACACACCATTACTTGACCCACCGCCTGTCTGGTTATGTTTAATTAATCCCACTGTTACATTTGAACTATCGACTATATCAAGGTCCCATGTAGAGCCGCTATCAACGCCAAACTTTAATTGAACATTGTTTGCTTGTCCTATTTGTGAACCAGAAAGAACTGTATTTACATCTGTTGTAAGCGCAGTGCCTTTGTTAATTTCAACCAAATCAGACGTAGTTATTTTAGTCGCGATAAAATCACCAACAACTTCGAAATCCATCAAGGCGCGCCATCTTATCGTTGCCTCGTTCCACTGTAAAGATTGTGCGGCATCAAAAGCACCGGCAGTAGCTGGTACAATACTAACGCGACCATTAGAACTATTATTTATTATCTGAAGACCAGCCGCAGTGGTTCCAAACTCTCCAGGTGTACCTGTCGCAACTGTAGACGAGATTTGGCCCGTAGCAACCAATGACGGAACCTTGAAACTTGTAGCAAGGCTATAATCAAATGTAGTGTTTATTTCTGAAGTAACTACACAACCATCCTCATATGTAACAGTCGTGTTTACATTAATATTTTCTGGAAATATCGACTGATCGCCGCCGTTACTAAGCTTGTCTACCACGTCTGCGTCCTTTTTCTTTTGGTTTTTCTACAGGATCACCTCTAACACCTTCACCTTTTTCGTCACCTTCAATAGTGCGTGCTCCCCGAACTGATAAATCACCATCAATAGACCCTTTAACTATTATATGCCCGAATACTTTTGAAGTGCCCTTTACTAATCCTTCTATTACAGCAAGGCCGTATACTATTGCATTCTCGGATACTTCACCGGACACAATGGCCCTATCCATTACAATAGCATTATTTCGTATGGCTCCTGAGCATCTGGCATTTCCTAAACATGCCGCATCATCATAAACCCAACCACCATCAAGATTATCTTTTGTGCTAACAAACCCGCCCAGATCACCAGACTTAACATCTTCAAAATCTTCCGTGGCCTTAATGCGGTATGCATAATGGCCTTGAATTTTCTTCATTTCATTGGTTAATTCAAACATTATGGTGCTACCTTTACTGTGCCGCTGTCATTAAAGAGAGAGCCCGTCGTTCCTGCAACTGTTGGTAAGTCAAGGAATATTTCGTTAGTATCTTTATCTACCCGCATCCAGATAGTTACTGTGTCGTCTGGTTCTTCATGCCTAAACACCAAATCACCATCTGTAGTCGACATGGTCCATCTATCATTGATAATATTGTCAAGAATTGTAATGGCCGCACCACCACCCCTTACAACTAATTCAGGTTCAAAATCTAATAGCGTTGGAGATTGCCACGCATTCCCGGGACCTAGTAAAAAGTCTCCGGTGTAAAAGAACCTGGCAAGAATTTTAAACCCGTACTGCACTTCCCATTGACCAAGAAAACCACCACCACCGCCGCCGCTGACTGGGTCAGTATCAAATACCTTATATTGGATAATACCCACAGAAGTGGACTCGTCTAACTCACCTGTTTCGTTAGCGCCATTACCAACAAGCCTAGCCAAAACATCATTCTGATTAACATAAGTTGGACTGGCAGGCGTACCATTAGCGTAAACACCTGTGAATGTACCGCCTATACCTCCGGTCCCGGCAACATATCTGAGGGAATTGCCCTGATCTTTGATTGTGCCTGTGACTTGATCTGTAGAGCCATAGCCTATACCAGCGTCTACACCAGCTTTAATGTCTCCGCTAAACCTGTTATCGGGAAATATGGTGGCGTCTCCGCCATTATTGTTCTTGGTTGCCATCGGCGATAACTCCTACTGTGCTGGCTTGGATTTGTTTAATAAGTGTGTCAAACTGTCTTGCCATTCGGTCAATAACAGGCCCTTCTTTTGCTCTGGCAGCTCTCAGCAAAAAATCTCTTACAGCCGGACTTTCATACGCCCTTGATGCTGCGCCTATGCCGCCAACGGCGAAAAAGGTTTCTAACGGTGCCACAGCAGCGCCAAAACCAACCCCCGCACCACCAGTAAGAAGTACCATTTGTTGGCCTGTTGGTGTTGTAACCGAAGCTTCTTGGGCCCTGCGAGTGGCTGCTAATAGTTTTTTCAACCCCTCAATTCGGGTCTTGTCTGTTCCCTTAAAGAAAATATTGATTGCTCTTTGTGTATTGGGTCGCTCAAGTTCGGTTATAAATCTGTTAGGATTTAACCCCGCTTCTGTTCCTAACCCTGCTTTTTCAAAAATACCTTTTAAAATAGCTGCTCTTGCATTAGCTTTTCCCTCTGTTGTCAGGTTATTAACAAGCCTGTTTAATTCACTTGGTTTGCCGCCACGGAGAGTAGTGCCAACTATTTCAGGAGTAACCTGTCCTTTGTCTAAAAGCCTTTTAAGTTCAGTACCTTTAAACTTGGTGAATTCGTCGGCAAATAATTTATTGGATTGCAACCATTTAGCCGCTGCCTGACGATCATTCTTACGAGCAAATGCCAGCAAGTCATTATCAATTGCAGATTTAACCGCCTGTAATGCAGCCTCATCTTGACTGCTCAATACAACATGTTCTCCACGTTGTAATTCTTTAATGTCTTTGATAACCTGAGTGCGAATATTTTTGATATTTACAAAATTGCCCGATAATGAAGAACGTGTATCATCAAGAAGTTTTATTAAGCCTTGATTAGCTCGGCCCTTAAGCGCCTGCTGTTTAGCAATTTGATTGGTGATAGCTCTATTAGCATTGATAGTTGGAACATCGCCTAAAATACCAAGAGCGTTTAAAGCTTCATTCCTAACCGAAACGGCTTTACTTAAATTTTCAAGCTTTTTGGCATCAAGCGATTGTATAATTTGTTTTTCAAATGTCGCATCGATTGTGATGTCAAAATCATTTGCTAAATTTTCAACAGCTTCAATTCTCTTGACCTGTTGTTGTGAACGAGCGCCACCAGTTCCTACAATAGGCAACGTTTCAGCGGTTTGCTGTGCAAATCTTCCGCCACGGGTAGTGGGTGGAATAACATCTGTGGTTAAGACGGGTACACCTTCTTGTATTCCTGCCTCAACGACATCATCAGCCCGACGCGCAGGCCTTCTCGACACGCGTGAAATACCACCCGTAATAGGCGTTTCAAGTATGGCTTTAAATTCCCTTCGTGCAGCCCTTGGGTCTGTGCCTGTTAATCTTGCCGCTACATCACCAGCCAGTGAAGCCTCTGCTACACCTAGACCTCCCAAGGCTTCAAGAGCGGCCACACCCAAATCGAGGGCTGGCCGTACAATCGGTTGGAATGGTCCTGCGAATTCTGAAAATCTCTGTGCTTCTAGAGGGTCGTCGAAGCCAAACCTTTCACCTGCGACCTCGCGGAAGGCCTCACCAGCCGCCGCGAACGCTCCTTGAGGTTCTACTTGTGGCGCAAGAGGGCCTTCCGGTATAAATTCTGAACTAACTCCCTGTAATGCCTGCAATTCTTCTGGTGTTGCCGGGCGTGCTCCCTGCAATTGCTGCAATTCTTCTGGTGTTGCCGGTCTAACTGCCATTAGTCACCACCAATACCTGGCCTTCAGGAGTTCTAAACATCTGTTCACCTTGGGCATTTGTACCAACTGGAACAGAACCTTGTGGAATGCCTTCAGGTAATTGCTGCGCAGGCGTGCTAAAGATGCTTTCCCTTATTACAGTAGGGTCTAGCCCTTGTTTTTTAGCACGTTTTTCGAAGGTTTTAACAACATTTTCAGCATTGGCGCGTGATGCGTCAAATACTTTTTTAGCTTCATTAACAAACTGTTTTCTTTGTTCCGGCGCTAACGTTTCACCAGCCAGGATATTGTTATAAGTTGTTCTTATACGATCTGGAACACCGGCTGCATTTCTGGCAAGCGCCTGCTCGCCTTCTCTCACTACTGAACCAGGATCAAGCATCTTCATGAATGAGAACACAATAGACAAATCACCAGCTGCTGTAGGTGACGCTGATTTCACCCTGTCAAATGAAGACGATACTTGGATGAAATTGTCAACACGCTTGTCTTTTTTGGCGTCTGTAATTAATTTATTTAGGTTCTCAAGTTCTCTCTGCGTAATATCCCTCGCAACACCTTCAGCCTTCAATCTTGCGGCAGTTTCCCTCTGCTGTTGAGCAGCCGCGGCATTAGGATCAGCAAACTGACCCTTCTGAATACTAGTAAGTGCCCCAGTACCAGGTGCACGCTGTATAACAGAACCCGGTGCTGCACCAAGACCAGCAATCTGTTCTGGTGTTAAGGTCTCTTGAGCAACCGCGCCAGTAATCGCTGCTTGCAATTGATCAGTCTCAATATCTAGTGTTTCATCAGTATCCTGGTCAAAACCCACGTCTAGACCCCCACCAAGAACCTGTTGCATAAGCGGTTCAACTTGCCCCCTTAAGAATGCTTTTCTTTCTGGGCCCCTAAGCGACTTGGAAAATGCCAGACGTCTCTGAAGATCAATAACCACTTGTTTTCTTTGTGTGGTGTCAATGTTAGTTTGAGTAGCTTGGTTCTGCAAGTCTAACCCTTGAAGCTGCAACGGTGCTTGTGCCTGGCGTTGCTGCAAGTTAAACCTGTTTATATCCTGCGCCTGTGCTTGGGCTATCCCTTGGGATACACCACCAGCTGCCTGTACTATTTGCGGGCCAAAGTTTGGAATATGTACCATTATATTACTAATCCTACACCGGCTGGTGCTGTTGTGCCGCTGGAGCCAAATAAACCACCTAAAAGCTCTTGCCCTGCTTGGCTACCAAAGAATGCGCCCAGACCTTCTGTTATACCCTGAATACCACCCAATGTAGCTTGTCCCTGGCCAATAGCTCCTGCACCTTGCGCTCCTCCTATACCAGTAGCTAAGTTTGCTAAATTAGTGCCTACCCCACTTAACACGCCGGCCTGCTGTGTGGCAGTGCCGCCGAAAGCATTCGCGATAGCTTGTGCAAGCGCTGTATTTTGACCACCTTGCGCAATATTAAGATTAGCATTGATACCGGCTTGGCTAGTCCCTAATTGCGCCCCTATCCCTGCCTGCTGTGCTCCGAGATTTGATAAAACATTAGCAGCACCTTGTTGCACACCGGTGATTTGTCCCAATCGGGCGAATTGATTGTTAAAATCTTGTAATGCCAAACCTTGATTGAACGCAGACAGGGCTTTTAGCCGCTCACCACCACCAACCCCGCCAAGAGCCGCCGTATTTCTGTTAATGCCGGCCAATCCCTGTTCTCGAAGGAACTGAACTCCCGGACTTTCCTGGAAATTAGCAAATGCCAGCGCTTGTGCTTCGGGGCCTAAGGCTCCCGAGAGCGCTTGCTGCAATTCAAATGATTGTGACACGTCACCAGCGGCGAATGGGGTCTGTGCTTCCCTGGCCAATCCAAAACCCTGTGCCACATCTTGTCTGGCCCGTCCAAATGCCGAACCAACACCCGCACGAGAAATACCAGGAACACCCTGAAGGGCTCCTAGCGCCCCCTCAAGACCCTGTGCTAGAAATTCCTGTTGTTGTGGGATAAACCCTAGAATATCCTCGCGGCCTTGCTGGAATCCTTGTACTTGAGCTTGTGTAGCCTCCCTTATAGCCTTTCTAGCTGTGCTTTCACCCTCAATAGCCCCTGTAATACTACCACCGAGACTAGCACCAGCAGCAGCACCGGCGGGCCCACCAATTAAAAAGCCACCTATGCCTCCAGCCACGGTTCCCAATATATTCAAAAATCCCATATTGTTATCCTATACTAAAAAACTCAGAACCTGTAGAATATAATACTACAGATTCCTGTGAAGACAAAACAAAACTTGCAGAACCATCAATTGTCTCCGACCCTGAAATTGTAACTATATTTACGGCGTCGGTTTTCTTAATCGTTACATTCTGGTCGGTAACATCAGCCGCCGAAGGTAAAGTCACGGTAATATTCCCGCTACTGGAATCAACCAGGAAAACCATGTTAAACAATAAAATACTAAAATCTGCTGTATTGACCTGATTATCAAGACGCCCTGTGTTTATCTGGTCAGCAACATCCTCAAAGAATGCCGAAGTTAAATCAGTAGGCATACCCTCTACTGTAATATCAAAGCGTCTGTCTAATGCTACTATCATGCTGCGTTTAACCATCCATCCAATATAGAGGTCTTGAATTTACCATTATAGTCAATTTTAAAAACGCGGGTTTTCTCAAAAGTACCCAACTGGAAAAACCTGATACGTCTCAAATCATCACCCTCAATACCTAAAGTCTGGGTTTCAATCTCGGTAAAGAACTGCGCGCCGTCATCAGATAATGACAGAGATATTTCATCAGATTCTTGAAAAGTCCCAGTGCCAACATTCATTAAAAGCTCGTATTCAAACACACTGATTGGTGCTCCCTGAGCATTTATATAAGCACCAGTTGCGATTCTGTTGATATCCCGCTGGAATTCACTTGCTATGTCCGTATTTAAAGCCCCTATAAGGCCTGTCTCGTCCTCCAGGCATAGTGTCTTACCATAAGCCCTTAGACAGTCTACTACGCTCCATGTGCCGCCGTCTGTAAGGCGTTCATGCCACATAGGACGGCCCTTTAAGGCAGAAACAAAGGAATCATACACAAAAGTACGATCCGGCAGTGATAACCCTACATAACTGTTACCGGTAATTTCATATGTCCACATAAATGCAGTGGCAATCTCCGCTTCCGTATATCGATTTAATGCAACATCAATCGCACTGGTAGAAATTGGCTTTGGTTGTCCTGTTGCCTGAGAAAAATACACACTATAACCACGCTTCAATCCAACCCCTAGATAAGCATAGCCGTCATCATACAAAGTCACTGCAAATCGTGCCGCGATACCTTTATCTACATTTGATCCGTTGAGCCGTTGAAACGAAAATCCAGCACCTCCGACATTAGTAAAGGCTTCAATGGTGGTTTCACCAAGTGCGTGCAGGCGGTTCCTTATGTTCATAACTCTTCTAATAGGATCAGGACTAATCTCTGCTGTACCAAAATCCAGTAGTTTGAAATCCTTGCCCCGGTTATCGTCTGTGATCGATCCTTGAGCCAGTTCGGTATCATTATTCACTATGTAAGTGGAATCAATATAAGTAACCGAACGGATTTGCCCCAAAGAAGACCAGTCAGCATCTACTACAGTGATTTCCTGCAAGTCACCAAAGCCAGGGTCGTAGAAATAGCTCTTATTATTAGGGTCACAGATAAATATATTTAACCCGTTGGTAGCAAATGAACATCTGTCAGTTCCCTCGATTGTGCCAATACTTGTCGACAGTCCGCCGCTGTCAATCTTAAACAACGTGGTATCATTGACCACATGTAATTCATTCTTAAACACAATCCCACCGCGAGACGTGGAACGCCTTCCTACTGAACCAAAGTTATCAATGCCGTCAGTGGTAAATAAAACATTACCGGAAGTAGCCCCTTCAGTCTGTGCGACTTGTGGACGCCAGTTAACACATCTCTGTGCAGCAAGGTCTAAGCTCTCGCTCTCATAAAAACCGGTAGCAATGTTATATGGAATTCTAGCCATCCAGACGTCACCAGTTAGAACCATCACTGTACAGGTCGACCACAACCAGATTAGGCGTTCCACCAATACTTAAAGCAGCATCGTTATCAATCAAATCCGCGCCATCCGGGATAATATTTATTGTAAAGGTAGACACGGTTATTTCTTTAATGGTGTAAGTTCGGTTTTCTACCGTATTAGCAGGGGGAAGACTCAAATTGAAACTGGCACTGGAACTATCTGCCAATATAATCTGGTCATCAGATGTTATGTCACCGCTTGATGTTACCTTTCTTGACTTGCGTTCCTGGATTTCAGCCGAACCAATCCCAAATGTATTAAGAAAATTATTGGCTGTGATTCGTTGGGTTTTGGACCCTTTAACGATAAGCAGGGTATCATTCCCCGACATATTGTCCGTTACGACTATCTCATTGGTGGCTTTACTCATCGTCTCTGCTTCTTTCTGTTGAAATTGCCTCACCGTCCGTATCTGCTAGAATGCGGCGAGTATCTTCAAGAAGATTTCTGGATGTATCACCCCATATAACCCGCTGGGTATTGGGTAGTGTATTGACATCACCAACAGGCATGTTAGCCGGGTAGTAAACAATATTATCATCGGACAGGATTATACTTATATCCCGTTCGGCGTCATTTAAAGCCGCTGCCAGTTCTACCGATATAGCGCGGCCATAATCAGGAGCGATTAACGTAGCTAGTGAAAGTTTCATCCAGTTAGTAGCAAAGGCCGGCGTTCTCAACTCGTCGCTACTGTTGGTGGCTTCATTATAGTTTATGTCTTTACCAACTTGAGCCTTTTGGAACATATAATCATTCAGCCTTATTATGGCTTCTGTAATTTGCCCTTTGGGTATTGTGGTGATTGCAGGGTTAATATTTAACCTCCGGAAAGCACCCTCTACTATGTCTATAGCCTTTGGCATTTAACCCTCTATGCAGGCGGTGATGAGCTTCTCTTTGCCCCACCTTTTGTTGTGCTTAATCTCATGTTCGTCAAGATAGGTCTTAAGTTCATCCCGTGTCATATCTGTGAATTCAGTAGCCTCTTCTGGCTTTTCAATTAAAGCAGGGCTATCAACTAAACCCTCAGCGGGATCATCGCTTTCAAGAAGAAACTCTTCGCCAGTTTTGGGGTGCCATCTGTATTTCATAACATTCTCCAATGTGAGGAGGGGACCGAAGTCCCCACCGTTTTAAGATGTATGACGAGTTCCAGAGAATGGGTTTTGCGCGGTAAGACCAAATAGAATATCAAAGCGCATGATTTCCTTATCGGTAACACCGTTGTAGTCTTTAACCACTCGGATCGAGATATTATCCATACTCTCGGTAGTTCCCCAGCCTGCACCTTGTGGCACATCAAGAGGAGCATTACCCAAAGTAATGGCGTTACGCTGCCATGTCAGGTTTTGAGTATGAACAGCATTAGCCGCACCGGTTACCACTGTAATAACTGCATCATCTGCAGGCGCATTGCTTACAGTCTGGTAAGGACCAGAGGCAATTATGGCAGGCTCAATAACAAGAGTGGAGTTTCCGCCAGCACTTGAAGCCGCTGTTGCACCAATAACAAAGTTACGGAGACGGCCAGTAGATTGACGGGTACGCGGGTTAACCGCAAACACACCAGCAATAGTAATCACATCCCCTTGCAACAACAGACCAGCGATACTAGCAGTCCAACCGTCAGTAATAAGCGTCTGGGTTAGATACTTACCATCCTTAACAGACAGATAAGTTACATCCTGAGTTGCACCGTCTACGAGTGGTGTTCCAGCATAAGCACCCACAGTATGGGAAACTAGTGAATTAGATTCAATTACCGGGAAACCTGCATACCGGGTAATCTCAGCAGCTTCAATAGCGCGCTTGGCGATTTCACGCGGGAACACGTTCTGCAAACTGTTTGCCAGACTAATAGACGCGTCTGGGTTATAGAAGGCTGCGCGGTCACTCAGTGTAGCCGCTTCCTGATTAAGAAGTGCACGGTTACGAGCAATATCGAGGAAGGTAGCAGGCTCAGTGCCTGGTGTGCCAGTGAAATTAAAGAAGTGGTTCTTGCCTTCTGTAGCAATCTCGTCCTCTACCTTCTGCACAAGCTCAATCATCGCAGGACGAATGATCTGCTCACGCACATCAGTTAATTCCAAACGGTAATCTTCGGAAGTTAGTTCTACAGCAACGTGCTTTTGCTTATTCATTACAAGCTGGGTTTTACCTTCTTCAACATCGTTAATAGTAGAAGTTACATCACGACCATCACCTGCGGTTAATCTTACGCGCCTGCGGATATCCATGCTCTGGCCCACAGCACGAGGAAATGGGTTAAGCTGCTTATCGACTTTATCCATAAGCACCATTTCATTTTTCATTTCGGCTAATGCTTCTTTAGCAATTAGTTCCGGGGTTTCAAAGACGTTTGCCATTTTATCACCTATTTAAGATGACCCTAGCGCTGCTCCTGAGTTAGCTTGTAGTATTCTTCGGATGATAGCTTGGTGGCTGCTGTCTGCAGGTCCATGCTGGATCCCGAATTACCCTTAAGCGGCTCAATCGGCGGCGGGGCCTTCGATTTACTTACAATAGGGCCTATGCTTAGTCTTGCATCCAACTTGGCTAAATGTGCCACGGCTTGATCATTAGTCATTGAATCAACCTCAAGCAGTATAGTTGGATTTTCAAGAATATGATGATGTAGTTTTACTCCACTATCTGCATTAAAGAGAGCATTCTTAACAACATTTGGAAATTCAACGTTTTGATATTGAGTGGTTAGATTTGCAAATTCAGGGTGCTCTTTCGAATACTCTGCATATTTGCCCCCATACTCAGATATCTTTTGTTGCCATTCATTGTCTGCTGTATTCTGCTTTGCCTGTTGTGCATTCGCCGCCATCCTTTCATCTACGATTTTCTCTGCCTTAAAGGCTATCATAGCTTCTTGATGTCTGGCTTCATCATAATCAAAGGCTTCTAACGTCGGTTCTGGCTTAACTTCGGGCTTAATCTGTGCCTCTAGCTCTGCTATCCTTCGGTCTTTCGCCTTATCTTGCGCATAAATCCTGTTAAAACGATCCAGTGGCACGGTTGGAACAACAGGTTCCTCGGTGACTGGCTCTGTAGTAGGTGTCGAAACTACTTCTTCATTTGCGACTTGCTGGTCCGGTGACGAATCCGGGGAGGGTGCGTCTTGCGTGGGGGCCGGGTCCACTTTTTCTGTTGCGGCTTGCTCTTCTGTCATAACCTATAATTCTCCGTTAATCAATGTTTGAGTTTTATCTTTTTAACCTATCTACGGCCACGCCCTGCGGCTGGCCTAGCCCTTGCACCAACAGGCCGTCTACTGGTACGCGCCGGTCTACCCGTAGAGCGGGTAGGGGTGGTAGGTCTTCGTTTAGGAGTTCCTGCTGAAGCTTTTTTTACACCAAGCTTAGATGCAAAGCTGGGTCCCGTTCTACTCTTTTGCCCCGGTACGGCCAACGACTTCTTTTTGCCAACAGCACGCTTTGCTTTGGTGGATTGAACTGCTCGCTTCCCAATGGGCCTCCTTAATCTCGAAGTTGTTTTTGTGGGTCTGCGCCCTGTTGTATGGGCCATATTACTACTCCTATTGGTTGCCGTTAATCAATGACTGTGTGGTTTTTACAACTGTCTCTGTCGTTTCAGCCTCTGTCTTATCGGCATCAGCTAAATTCTCTCTTGTTTCACTCCGTATATTTTCTATTTCAACATCAAGCTTTTCAAGTTCTTTGACCAGAATATCAACTTCAGCGGCACTCTTCTCATTGGCAAGTTGAAGAGTAATCATGTTCTGTGCTGCTAGTTCCTGTTGTAATGGATCAGGCGGCGGTGCGTTTTCTTCTAGTTCTCGCTGTTCTTCTTCATTGGGTTCTATGAAGCCTTGAGAAATCCCTACTTTCCTTAACCTTGCGGCAAGCTCTTCCGCCTGAGGAAAATCAGCATTCTTGGCGATTAAATCCGCCGCCAACTCATTAACCAACGGGTTAGCCTGTGCGAGTGTGGTGAGGAAATTAAGGGCTTCAGTTCGTTTGGTTTGGAAGGAAGGGCCGGTATCAACACTAACATCATATTTACCCTGCATAATATCATTAAGTATAACCTTCTTGCCGGTTTGACTGTCTGTAGTTTCTTCGTTAATTGTTACAAATTCTTCTTGCCCGTCAGGTTTTATAATCCGTTCCTGTTGGCCGGCGTCGATAAAGCGTGGATACATATCTACTAGTATTTCACCAGTGTACTGAACCGACCTGGATAGATTATCCATATAGAGAAAGCTGGCGCTGTCTGCCTGGTTCTGTAGCGCCATCACTGCCCGGCCTGATCTTACACTGGGATCATCACCAACGCTCTGACCAGTACGGCCTAGTGTTTGCTGAATATCACCCTCCATCTTAAAGGACTGGTTTGATAGTTCGGCCTGGACGGAAGGAGCACCAACCTTATAAGGAGGTGCTTTAGTTTTAGGATCAGCATTATATCTCATAAACGGCAAAGGACGATTGTTAAAGTTAGTGTAATCTTTCTCAAATCCCGCCATCTGGTCCGCTGTGATGAAAATAGGGTCTTTTGGTGTGAGGGCTGTGGTTTCCACTAACGTGGTAACAATATAGTTGTAAATTCTTTGGGGGTCACGCGCCACCCTGACCAGACCAGAGTATGAATGCTGGCCTTCTGTGTAAAAATCCAATCCGTAACAAGGAATAATAGGAATGAACTTAGACGGAAACGGTTTTGGGTCTGTGAGGAATTCAGCACCAGACATTTCTTGCTGAAATACATTAGTTTTAACGCCGTCTCTACGCTCTACTTCAGTTACACCAGCGAGTGCAAGTTCATCTGTCACGTCAGCAAGTTTGTCACTGGAGTAAACCTTGCCATTGGACATCTTGATATATTCTATTGGTGTGTGAACTTTATACCAGTATTCAGCAACCCTTACAGTTTCCTTGTCCGACCAAAAGTTTGGCTTAGGATCGTTCATATTCAAATCAATGGAACTTGCTTTGGCTTTAGGGTATTTCCTTTTGAATTCCTCAAGGGTCATCTGGGAAATTATCCAAGCAAAATGACCGTCCCTCTTGTCATATTCGGTGGCGTCAGGGTCAAAGTAAACACTCGATAAAGGACTATCAATCTTTTTAATCTTGGCCGACTGGTCAAAACTGTCTTCTTCAAACTCTGTCGTTATGCGCCATGCACCAAAGCCAGCTGAACTGGAATAGAGAAAGGCGTTACAGTATGCATCCTTGGCGTTCGATACGTTTTCTGTGTTTCTGATTAATCCCTGGAATGTGTTAGCGACTTCCTCCGTAGCGCCACCACCTGTTGCCCTCACCTTGATTGAAATATCATTCTGGCGTACTTCCCCAACTAGCTGCAGGAGCGGTATTCTAAGCTTGTTTACTGTGTATCTAGGCCTATCGCCCCTTAATGCGATTGCGGTCTTGTCCCACTGGTTTTTGTCAGCAAAGGCAAAGTTGAAATCTTCGGTAGCTTCTTCACGTTGTTTTTCTTCTGCGTTCTGTGCCTTGCTTAGTGACTCACGCACAGCCATAAAATCAGGGCCGGTACTTTTCTTTTTCTTATGCAAAGCCTTCTCCTGTAAAGTTTAACGGTTTATGCATCTGTGCCATTGGGGCTCTCTTACATGCCTGGTATGCTAAAGCTAGCGAGATAACTGTATCATCATGTCCACCTATCGGAGCCCCGTATATCACATTTCCAGCCTTGGATATTTCCACGTCAAAACTCTCAAGTTCATATTTGGTCACATTATCATCAATTATTGAAATTTCAAAGCGTTCAAATGCAATAGCTAAATGGTCAATGATTTCACGCTTACTCTGATTAGTAGTCATAAAACCCTCAACTGGCAACCCTTCGCGTCTCAGTTCCTCAATATTAACCGACCCAATAGAATTTTCTTCCGCAAGGATAGTAACACATTTATACCGGTCTTGCGCAGCCTTAATGCGTTGCCGTTGCAAATGCCAATCAATTTTATTGAACCTATCCTTGTACACCTCCCGTCTCTCTACGGCATCCATTACCGTGATAACCGTAAAGTCATTATCCTTGGCCCAGTCAAGACCCATAACATACACAGCGCCTGGGTCAGGCACCTCCTGAATGCTGGCTGTTGCTGCTTCATTGATGAACCTGAAGACTGTACCACCGTTATCGAGGAACTCGGCAAGCCATTCCTGCCTGAAGGCTCTTTCTGGTAATTCAAGGCGAGCAGCCGCTATTTCCTCAGCATCAATAAATGGATTGCTTGAAGTGGGAAACGACCAAGAACTCCAAGATGGCTGCTCAGGGTCTTTGCCCTTCTGATGGAGGTTATAAAAATAGTTCCTGCCCCTGGTAGAGGATAAGAACCATGCGTCGCCTTTATAGTCTGCTAGTGTAGCTCTCAGCGATTCCGTCCACGCATCCTCTAAAAATCTGGCAAGTCCAGCCTCATCAATAATGACACGCTTGTACTTTCTTGAACGTCCGGCGTCTGGATCTTCAAGCGACCAGAACTCCAATATACCCCCAGTGACGAACTTGATAATCTTCTCTGATTTGTTACTCTCTGCAATAATTGGATGCAACGTTGAATGTATTTCCCGCCATGCCCCCATAAGGAATTTATAGTTAGGGGCAAACCATCCACAGGGGTAGCCGTCTAGTATGCATCCCTCATCTGTTAGCAGATCTATGCCTAAATGTGTCTTGCCCCAACGTCTGCCGCATGCCAGCACGTTAAACCTGGAAGCGTTGTTCTTTACTGTACGCTGTGCATCATGAAGTTTCTGAAGGTTTAATTTAATCTCCGTCACGAATTACCCTTATTTTTAATTCCCCTGTATGTTCGGTCTCTTGTTTGTCCCGCCACTTATCAGGATGACGGTTCATTAACCAAAGTCTTGCTGCTTGTGTGTCTGGTGGGTAATGCTTGGTTGTTGGAACTATCATAGGCTCACCACCATCATTGAATATCTTGTCCTCTGGGTGACTATATCCTTTGGCCCTATGGTATGTTGCGTGGGCTATTTCAGCGTCTGCAATATCTCTTCCCTCTTTGATGGACTTAAGAAATTCTGGAAAGTCTCTCTTCCATTTGTTCAATGTTGGTTCTGATGTCTCAAGTAATTCGGCTAGTCTTTTGTCTGTACAGCCAAGCAAACAAAGCTTATGTGCAAGCTCGTTGTACTCTTCCTTGTAGTCTGTTGGTCTACCTGCTGGCATTACTCAATCCTGTTTGTTATTACGTAGTCAATATCCTCACATGTGATACTACCTTGGCCTCTTAGACTTGCAGTAATATCAGCGTCTTTAGCCTTGGTCTCTGCACCCTTGATATACTCTAGCTTGCCTACATGCTCTTTTAAAAACTTATCCCAACAATTTGGACACATAGGATCACCTGTAGAGAAAAAAGGCACGTTGTGACCATCGTGTGGCCCATACATTTGTTCGTGGCCGCACTCATTGCATTTATGTTTCTGCGGTAATATGTACATTGCTCAGTCCTGTTAATGTTTAGGGTTATTGTCACTCGTTACTTTCAGTTAGTGTGAGGCATTATACACAAATCAATATAAGCGTGCCAGTCCATAATAATTGTCCAACATAGTCTGCCGTGTGGCTTTTCTGTTGGTTCGCTATCCGATTGGTTAATGTATCCTTTAATTCCATTGATAATTTTAGAATGCATATCTTTAGGTTCAATAGCCTTGTTAGTCCACGGAATTACAATAATATCCAAATCATTGACTAGGCTTCCATGAACCGCCGCTGTATAACCGTTATCAACACAAATAGATTTTATTTTTTCTGCTATTAAAAAGTACATTGCCGTTCTTTGCTGCGGCTCATCTAAGTCAGGCTTTTTCACTGGGGGCTGTCTTCTTCAGTATATGTTTCATTTGGTGGGTGGTAAACCTCATCGTGCACAAAAACTCTTTCGTCATCATCTTGAAACTCAGCCAACAACATTCTTCCACAATATAAACACCAGTAGCTATTTTCGTCATCTTCAGCCATTTTCACCCCCTTTTCAATTTAATGGTGTGGGTTTTTGTCTTAACCCCGTATATAGCCGCACTTGGTACAACTATGAGTGCTTGTTTCTGTGTTTTGTGGTCAGTAAGATTATAATATATGACAGGAAAACCCAACAGGAACAAAACCCTCCGAAAAATATCATCGCTACAAACCATGTCATGTTATTCCCCTTATCCCCTGCATTTCTGTAGGTTACAGTCATTTTAATACTTAAGCCCAAAGAGTTTACATTCAGGACAGTGAACCTTGTAGCATGGTGGCATACTAGCACACATTTGACCGGGATCAGAATAAACCATTGGCTCACCGCACTTATCACATAAAACGCCGGCGTTATTTATTACAACAGCGACAGGCTTACGGGCCTCTTTGTTATGTTCTTTCAAGCTTTTCATCTTCACCCCTCTCAACTTCTGCTATGCTTGCAAACAAATCACCTATAAGCATCATTGTAGCTTTTCCAGTGTGCCCTGACTCTATCTCTTGAGTTCCAGAGGTAAAGTGCCCAGCAAGACTTAACTGCCCATACATACACTCTTTGCCATTTTTGTCTCGTGTCATAACTGAAAGTCTCATTGTTTACCTCACATAACATAATGAATTATACACCCTAACAGGAAGAACATTAATATTTTTTCTTGGTTTGTCAAATTACATAGTGCCTTGTTTGACTATCATGAGTTATTCTACCATTGTTTGTGTGTGTATTCAATCTGTCTAAAATTTTATGTTTGCTTCAACAGCACCTTTGGCGATTTCGAGTGTCTTAAACCAGCCAATCTTTTTGGTTTCCTCATTATTGGATTTCTTCGCTAAATATTTCCCATCAACCTGATAAATATCAAACGAGACATCATTTGCTTCCTTTTCGCCAAACAGATGTGCATACCAGTGATGCTTATCGCCTTTTCTTGGTGATAGCTTTTTCCAATTCAAAATCGCCATTAACTGTCCTAAAGCTTGACGTGTGCGAAGTCTTCAACACACCTTAAAAAGTTATCGCTTGTCATATCCCCAGCATTGCCACAAATAAACATCCTGCATCTAGCAGCATCTAGGGTTCTGGTAGTTCTGGTTTCCACAGCTTTCAAGGACGCTCTTTGCACATTGGTCATCTTCAGTTTGGCTTCCCATTCTGATGCCGCGATAGGCTCAATAATCTCTTGAAGGCTAAAACCTCTCATTGGTTTCTTATCCATCGTTCAATCTCCTATTTATCATCTGTCCCGCCAGTATACTCGAACGTAAACTCTGGCTGTATCCGTATATAATCCGCACCGTTAAGGCAGTATATACCACCATCACGAATGAGTACTTGGCTTATGTCCTTAACCCCACATACACCAATCAGGGTCTTGTGTGATATTGCTGTAGTACCTTCATGGGTTGCTTGGCCACCAGCCTCAAATCCTTGGTCATAGGCATATACTATGTCTTTTTCATTAAAATCACCGGCAACATCATAACCGGTCCACACACCCAACCCATAGCCAACAACTAAAAACAAAATCCCGACACTTGAATTTTCAAATCTCTTCATTTCTTCCTCCCGTTAATATTATCTGTAGGTGTGCAGATATATGACATTTCTAAAAATACACCCTTTTTCTTCGCCGTCAGCTTCATTTAAACGCGTTCGCTGATACACACCAACACATAATACTAATCATCCTCCTTGTTAGGTGAAATTCTTAACGACGCACACGCTGCGACATAGACCTTTTCTTCGTCTTCAGCAGACAGATTTTGTTCCTTTGATGACTTAGCCACATTCTCTCTTAACCTGCGCTCAAATTCTTTTTTTGTCGCAAATCTATTAGCCATCACTCATCCTCCAACATATCTATTGTGTATCCACGGTATTTAGTCATTGGCATTATCCTTGAATTTCCATCCCCGCAAACATAAAGCCGCCTCAATAGTATCAACAGTTCCCTTCCCGCAGTTTGGAACCCTTAACCATTCTTTCTTTGTTAGTGCTGCAACGCCGCCCCAAGTTTCAATGCCATGGTTTTTTATGCAATACTTTGCCCTTGTGGTTAGATCAAGGCAATCAAACGGGATATCATCATTTGATACATATGGAGGGGAAAATAGCTTATCCCTCAACATGGTCATTCTTGCATAGGCTTGCCCCATTAACCTGTGGGCCTCGTTAAAGTCACCAACCGCCTTACGGATGTTTTTATGTAATTGTCTGTCGTCCATTCTATCCTCCTCTAATTTCTCAGTATGTAGCACCGGGGCTTGTGTGCTACACGGCTCAGGAATTAGTCCATTGGTTAAGTCTCCTCTTGTGGGAGTTTGTTTATGAATTAATTACCATCGTCATAATCGTGCGTCTCATTAATCTCTTGAAGATCATCTTGCGTAGTCGAGTGATATAAAAGTATAGCATCCTCCTCGTACATAGATGACGAAAAATAATACTCGTCTACAACTTCCATTTCATTAGCCATTTCATCCTCCTTTGCTAGGGCATTTGTGTTACTTTTTATTTGCCTGCTTGAAACGGTTCATAATCTGCATGGCTTCAATTTCTTTCCTGATCTGGCTCTCATCTTTAGTGAGTAGTATTTCAATCAGTTTTTGGTGCTCTTTTTTCATCCCTATATCCTCCGGGCGTTTAATTATGTCTGTCTTTGGTGTGCATCCTGAGACCTTCAGTACCTCGAACAGCCTTGTTGCAAATCGGGCAATTTCGATCTTTCTTGTTGCGTCTTCCTTGTCCACGGGGGCCATACATCTCCCGGCGCTCATCCTCTGTATATAGAGAATTTGGATGCCCTCGCTCCGTTGTAACAGGATACCCCGTATCAGCACCAAGATATTCACCAGTGACACAATCAAGCGTTCCGTCCAACATCATGTCTGCTATCTCACCCATGTTTTCTCTCCCTGTTTCTATATTATCTAATATAAGCCATATCTCACTTATTGCAAGGGTTTTCTTTATTTTCCTGCAAATATCTATGCTCTGCCTCGTTCATGGGCTTTGGTGCTTCTGTTACCTCTAGCCGTACCGTGTAGCCAGCTCGCCTGGCTTTCTCCACGATCTGTGTAAGGGGTAGGTGGTTTATGTTGTAGTCTTCATGTGTTCGATCGTCGTATTCGAACAACTCGAACCACCACTGGCGATATCCGTCTAAAGAGAATGTTCCTGTGTTAGCCATCTCTCTCTCCTTTATCCATAGCTCTAAAATGAGAGGTTTTCATGATAACAACTATCAATTGGTGCATAGTGTGGCATTAATCTAACTTCAACTTTGACAGCCCTCCATCCCCGGTTATACCACCACCTCCAATTTGAAGACGGGTCTACACCATAGTGACCAGATGTAAGCCACTCCATTGATTGAACCCTTGTTGGTTTTACAGACCAACAATTAATATAGCCGTCTGGGTGTTGGACCCCCCACATAAACATGATTTTTTTGTTATTACTTAGATAATTCATAAGGAAATCTCCGCTTTTAGAATTGCTCTTTTAGCGATAACAACCTCCATTGCATCACCGTTATCTGCTTCACCGAGAATTACTATCCGTTTTAATGCAGCAAGCATTATGGGGGCAGCATATACAATAGCAGCATTTTTACGGCTCCCACAATAAGCCATCGCATATCGTTCTTCATCAATGGGTATTCTTACTCTGTCCGCAGCCAAAATCCATTCGTCACTCATTTGTTTATTCCTCATAATCTTCTCCGTTCATAGCTCTTTCCCTTTCCCCCTTGGTATAGACCAAGCCGCTGATTAAGCGGTGCCGGTTAAGGCAGGGTAGTAGGCTGTCCCCGTATCAGCATTTAGGCTCTAATACATCCAATGAAGTCATCAACTCACTGGACCTTTTGTGCCTACAACATTTCTGTCGCCAAGGTGTCCGGGTACAAGGTGAAGCATTGCCGGAACATTTGTTTTACCCTACTAAGCAAGGGCTGCTTCAGATGATCAGTTTTGTGCAATGACGTTTGATCAGGTCAGTTGGGATGTTTTTTATTGACTATAAATAAAGTAGAAGGTATATATAAAGTCCTTTGTTTATTTATTAGGATGATCCAGTCCAAAGTAACATCCTATATTGGAGCCCTAGAGTCGCCTAGCGTCTTTGGGGCTTCATTATTTTATACTAGTCGCCTACCACAACGTCAAGTATTTTTATAGCGTCCTCTTGCATATCAAGCCCACGAACAAGTTTTATGAAATTCTCTAGGCAAGGTGCGCGTCTCCCAGCCTCAAAGTGTGCTATAGCTGAAGGTACAAGTCCAATTTGTTTTGCAAGCGCCACCTGAGTGAGGTTTTTTTGTTTTCTGTAGGATGCAAAAATTATTCCTAAGCTTCTCTTATCAATCATGTGATTTCTCCTTTTCGTCATCCTGGACATCTTGCCAAAGACCAGACACCAACACAAAAGCAATTAACTCTTCTCGTTTGATGTACGATCCATTAAAAAGAAATCCGTCCCCACCGGTTAGAAATTCCATATCAAAATATTTACCCGATACACCTTTTATTTCACCATCATTATCAACCAAATAGTTAATATCTTCTGGCGTTTTTGGAACAAATTTAATTACATCGCTCATGCCATTCTCCTATTAATCGGTTTTATCTTTATATCGTTTATTTACCAAAAGGTCATAGTCTACCCATCTCTCACTTATACTCAGAAAAATGTCGATAGTTCGCGCTTCTGCTACCAAGTCGTCAAGACATTCTTTATCCATACACTCAATGCAGACAACTTTCTTCCCATTCGGCAAAAACTGTATGACTACAGCATTCCTCACAGGTTTTATTTTTGTGACGCAATCACCCATGTTGTCTTCTCCTTTTTCCATTCATCCCGCAACTGTTTCCTGGCTGCCTCTTCTCTGTCGTTGTAGGGGTGGAAGTTATTCATTGGTTTTGTCCTTTGTTAGAACATATCTCTCAGTTATTGAACATTTTGGTATAGCCATATCACCACAACCTGAAGCGCTTATTTCTTTCCCATTTCCAATACTGCGCGTGTCGCCGTGTAAATGAGGAACAACAATAATATATGTTTCGGTTTCTTTAATAACATAACCCACAGAAGTGCACGTAATAACAATATCATTGCTTATTTTATCAAATTCAGTCCAATCACTATTAACTCCAAAACTGTCTACCCATTCAATTTTTTCTATTTCCATAACCATATCCCTCCATATTCATTGTAAATTTCCTCCGGTATATACTGGTTAAACTCAATCCACGGGTTCGGCCCGATCTTGCCACCGTTGGGCCAGTGGTTCTGGCAATACTGGCGATACCATGATTTATACACCGGCTTGTCGCCGTTGCTTAGCACCTGCCTCCATTCATCTGGTGTCTCTGGTGCTGCGCGTGTCGCTGTGACTGCTGGTGCCTCGTCTTCGAACATGCGTCTGTTTAGCCAAGTAGAGGCGTGCATGGTAAATTCAGGGTCTTCGCCTTCTCTTTCAGCCGCGTATCTTTTAGCTGCCTCAATGATCACGCTAGCATCTATGCTTTTTATCAAAGCATCAAACCGTTTCTTTGCCAGAGCTTTCCCGGGTCGTCCGTTGCTCTTTCCTGCACGGGGGTAAACCTTCCAGAACTCTATGAACGGGTCTGTGTGGTTGAATAGGTCAGACATCTTGCGCGGCCTTTAGTGCTGCTTTGGCTAAACATCTTTCAGATAGTGAACCTCTATAATAAAGCTCGTTACTAGGTAGATTATTCGGCATATAATCAATTACCCCCTTAGCCATAAATGCCTCGTTTATTGCACGGGTTGCCGCGTCTATCTGTGCTTTTGTGGTGTGTCTGGTGTTCCATGCTTCGACGGCGCTTTTCTCTGTGATTATTCTTGGACCTTGCGCATCACATGATCCACATTCAACCCAAAAAACATCATTGAAGCTAACGATTGCATGTCCATATTCTCCGCAATGCGGACATGGCTTAAGATCAGTCATTTGCTGTCTCCCGGCATTAGGTCTTGGGGGCCCGACCTTAAGTTTTGAGGGTCTGCATATTCAGTTACAGATTTAAGTTCCCAATGCTTTGCTGAAAATATCCGCCTTTTATCCTCGTCAATCCAGCAAGATGTAAGAGCACTTCCTGCCCTGACATAATAGTTTTTTGTAGCTTTAGGCCATGTGCTTTCATCGTCCTTGTCAAAGGGCTTCCATGCTGCGTCTATGACAGCTTGTGCCGTGGCATCTCCATCAACCATGAAGTCCTTACTGATGTTGTCTAACGCCGCTTGCGCCATTTCATCACTAACCATTGTTCTTCTCCCTCCGTAGTTTCAATATCTCACGTGCTAATAACACAGTATCGCCCATGAATTCCCTGATGATGTAGTTTTCTATTTCCTTTTCAGGTAAGCGTCTCCAGCGTCAGCATATTGCTGTGTTTGCAATAATGAGGTCATTCATGATGATTTCTCCTGCTTAACTTCATATATAAACAAAGCAAACAGCAATATGCCGACGACTAAGTTTCCCAAACTCATTAGACTGAAAACAGGAGGAAGCAAAGCTACCGCAAAATTAAACAAGGCAATAGAAAGGGTTGTCCATTTGGATAAAAATATTCTCATTATACCAACCCCCTGCACCAGTTCCATAATTTAACTAGTAATGATTGCTCATCATCCATGCCGGCAGCTGCAAGTGTGTCCTTGTCTGTCTCTTGCCTGCGCCGTTCTGCCTGTAGGTCTTCAAGCGCGGCTTCTGCCATAAGCTGGTCGGCTGTCATCATGTAAAGGTTGTCCTGCATGTGTGAGCTTTTCTTGTGCTGGCGTTGTGCCTTCTTAACCTTGAGAGACATATCGTATCTATCAATTGTTAACCGATCGACGACAAACCCTAAGTCTGATATTTGTGCGTCTAAGTTCATGTTATTCCCCTCTTGATTTCAATTTTTCCCGATAGTCCCCAAATCTTTCGGGCGGTTATCGTGTGAATATGGGCGTCATCATCTAAACAGGCATCCCATAGTGCCTTTAGTAAATTATCCAAGTCTGGTGTTTGTGTGTGTGGTTGCCCTAACATTTCATCACGCTTCTTCTTTGACCAGCTTTTAGCCATTGGCATTATGAAGGTAACATTATCACCAGAATAACACCGCACCCGTTTAAGCTGACATTCTTGTTTGAACGCACGGTAATGTGTGCCACGTGGCCTTTTCTGGCGCTTATCGCCTCTGGTCATGCGCGGTTTGGGAACTGGTATTATCAGATAAATCACTTGCTGCCACCCCTGTAAGCCTGCAGCTTTTCAATGGATGTTGTCATGCACCCTTTGCCGGCAAGCAGGTTTTTATATAAGTGACCAGAACAACCCGCATACAGGCAGATCGTGGAGGGCGTGTAACCGTATTTCACAGCCAGTCGCTCAATTAGTTTTATGATTTGCTCTCTTTTCATACTTAGTAATACCTTCCTAAAATTTTACTTCCGCAATGCATCATAAAGGTTCCCGAATAACCCCCTTATTATAAGGAAAGGCCAAAGTAAAAACAGTGTCCAGAACGGAACAGCCCACCTTTCAGATGGTATAGTTTGTAAAAGCGCCACCAGTCCTAAAACTAGGCCAATTGCTAGATATATTGCTGCGTAAATCATGATTAACCTCCTTTGTTCTTTATTCATACCCTTACATTATATTCTTCTGTAAACATAATCAAGAGTTATTTTTATTTTAATTCAAAAAAGTGTTTGCATTCTGTTTCAGACGTACTATATTAGATGTATCAACAGGAGGGAAACAAAATGAGCTACATACACACAGAGAATATTAACGAAGAGTGGCAGAGCCCACACCAAGAACAACTTTGTATAGATGCTGCGACTGCAACAGAAACGTTCCGCAAGCTTGTGGTTGAATTTGAGGGCAAGCTTGAGAAGGCTGTCGAGAATATGGACTTTCTTCAGCAGGACGACATTGACTACCAGCAAAAAGAAATCCGCGAATACATGGATCAGATATTTGAGGGCGTTAAGTATGAAGTCGAGCAATACACAACAAAGGTGGAGGACGGGCATTATGACTGATTTTACAAAAGGGCCTTGGGTTGTTGACGCACTCGAAACTGCTGGGCACATCAAATCTCTGGCTACTCCAAATGGTCCAACGCCAACTGTAGCTAAATATAGAATATTTTCGGACTATCCTGGATTTAAACACAAGAGGGATGAGGAAAGTGCAAACGCCCGTCTCATAGCCGCAGCCCCTGAAATGCTAGAGGCTCTGGAGGCCTCTTTAAAATGGACTGTCCAGCTTATTACGAGTGGTGATGCTGGATTTTGGGATGTGGACGAAGATGAAAACGTAATTCAAATGCGTAAAGCCATAGCCAAAGCCAAGGGTGAAGACAAATGACATTGAAAGACCACATACTAACAGGCTTAGGCTGGTTTGTGTGGGCGGTATTGATTTATTTCGGAATGATTATAGGAGGATGAATTGACAAAACTAAACATACATCAGAGAATTAACGCTATCATGAAAGACCTATCTTACATCCAGAAAGAGAAAGAGAAGGTCAACAATCAATATACATTCGTTTCACATGATGCGGTAACAATGGCAGTACAGCCTAAACTTGTCGAGCACGGTGTTGTTGTCATACCTTCAGTAATATCTCATGATCAGGAATGGACACAATATGATGATACTTATAACGGTCAGACAAAAATCAAATGGCGTGGTTTTACCAGCGTAGATATTAATGTATCATTTGTTAACATTGATGATCCTGAAGATAAGTTTGATGTTCAATTTTTTGGATATGGGATCGATGAACAAGACAAGGGGCCCGGTAAGGCTTTCTCATATGCTAAGAAATACGCATTCCTGCAAGTGTTCTGTCTTGGAACTGGTGATGATCCAGAACGGGATAACGTAAATCACAAGCCGGCGGAGCGCCCCAAGGGTAAATCACGCTCTGCAATGAACACAGAAGCGCGGGAAATTATCAAGGAAATGAAAGCTAGTTCCAACCTTGGCGCATACATGAAGTCTGAGCGGGTGCAGAAATTTAAAGCAGACTGCAAAGAGTTTGAAGACATGGATACATTGCAGACAGTTATTGATGAATTTGAGCGCCTGAACAAAAAGCCAGATCTGTCGCAAGAAGAAATTGACCAGCGAGTTGATTGGTACATCGGTGAAATTCAGTCAGAGAAAAACGCTGAAACATGCGGCAAAATTCTGCAGACAGCACAGAAGTTTTTGAAAGACAACGGCATACAACACGGTTCAAACTACCACCAGGAACTAACGCAGGTATTTAAAGACCAATGCAAACAGTTAGCGGCTGTATAATACTAGTAAAATCGAATTAAATTTATCAAGGTTAATGAAAAAGGAAATCCTACAATGGACGATATAAATCAAATCAACGAAGACCAACAAATAGAAGTTATCACACAACAGAGTGTAAACGCCGTTGATTTATTTACCGGCAAAAAACTCGAACCGCTTCTCTTAAAGATTGAGGAACAAGTGAGGTCTTTCGTGCCAGATCTGACAACAACCAAAAGCCGCAAGAAAATTGCTTCGCTTGCTCACAGAGTAGCGCAGTCAAAAGTACGCTTGGATGACATGGGCAAAAACCTCATTGCTGGCATGAAGGCCCAGACCCAAAAGGTTGATGCGGAGCGCAAGGCTATGCGCGACCGACTTGATACCCTAAAAGAAACCGCACGGAAACCTCTCACCGATTATGAAGATGCTGAGAAAGAACGTGTAGCCAAACTTAAAGACCGTTTGAATGACCTTGACACACAAGACGAGTGTCACAATCTTCCATCGTCAGAAATATTTGTTCAAATCTTACTCATTGAAAATATTGCCATTGACGATAGTTGGAAAGAATTCATGGCTGAGGCTGCGAGTGTAAAGGACAGAGTTTCAATTTCCCTTCGCGACCAATATCAAGCCAAGTTAAAGCATGAAGCAGAACAGGCTGATCTCGCCAAACTTCGCAAGGAAGCCGAAGAGCGGGAACAGCGCGACCATGAAGACCGTATTGCTAAAGAAGCTGCTGAAAAGGTCCGTGCCGAGGAAGAAGCCAAGCGCAAAGTAGAGATAGAGGCTCGGGAAGCGGCCGAAACCCGCGCTAAGGAAGCAGAACTCCTGCAAGAGCGTGCAGCAAAACAGGCGGAACAAGACCGCATTGCCGCCGTTAAGAAGGCTGAACAGGACCGACTGGAGGCAGAAGAGAGAGCCAAGCAAGATAGAGAACTGGCTGTCCTCAGGGAACGGGAGCGCATTGAGACCAAGAGCCAAGCCGAGATAAAGGCTGGAAGAAAACGTGCAGCCGATAAAAAACATTACCATTCTATCAATAGCGCAGCTTTAGCTGGTCTCGTCTCTATAGGGCTCGACAAAAAAACGGCTCAAACGACCATAGAGGCTATCGCTAAAGGCTCCATCCCACACATAACAATCTCAT